GTCAAGTCATTGAATGTTACGTTGCTGTCTGTAGCAACAGCCTGACCAATTGAGAGTGTGTGAGTTGTTCCTTCTCCAGTGGTAGCGGCTGTTGAAGTAACGCCAGTACCGCCAGTAATTGTTGCAACATAGTTGCCAGTTGTGTCAGTACCGAGTGCTACCGAGTTGGCGGCAATTGTTGCAACAATGTTAATCGCGGCAGAACCATCAAAGTTTGCGGTACCTGTTACGTCACCCGAAATCTCAATTGCTCGTGCTGTGGCAAGTGTGGTAGCGGTTGAGGCATTACCACTCAATGCCGCGGTGATTGTTCCAGCAGCGAAGTTACCTGAACTATCACGGGCAACGATTGTGCTGTTGCCAGCGGTCGCTGTTGCGGTAGTTGCTGAGTTGGAAACCTTACCCGCAGTTGAAATCGTGGCAAGTTTGCTGTCAACAATTTCCGCAGAGGAACTAATGTCAGCGTTAACAATGGTGCCATCAGCAATCATCGCCGAAGTAACGGTGCCAGAAGGCAGGGTGACGCTACCAGTGAAGGTTGGCGAAGCAAGAGGAGCCTTGGCATCCAACTGTGTCTGAATGGCAGAGGTTACTCCGTCAACATAGTTGAGTTCTGTGGTACTTAGGGTAGCACCATCAAGAATGTTAATTTCTGCTGCATCAGCGGTGACACCACTGAGTGCTGAAGATTCCCAAATCGTACCGTTGTATACGAGTAACGCGTTGGCTACAGTGTCAAAGTATATTTGACCAGCAACTGGGCTTGCTGGGGCTGTAGCAAGGTTCTGAATCCTAGCGTTTTGGAGCTCATTTTTGTTAAGGTTAATGTTATTAAGATATTTTGCCATGACGGTTCCTTTGCTTTCTTATGATATGTAGGCTTTTCCGCTAAATGCGGAAGTAAAATTTATGGTTAGAGCGTCACTACTTACGTGAATAATATCACCTTGTACAACGTTCTCCGCAGAATCCACAACTGATACGCCACCTGGGAAATACCCAAGATTATGTGTTATAGACCACGTAGAAGAAGCGCTTGACTGCGTGTGAACGAACGTCATATCGGCAGCGGTTTTAAAGTAATTTAGTGAGGCCCACACTGTAGTGCCGTTGCCGATTTTGAACTTACCAGTGTTAGACTCAAAGCCAATTTCGCCGTCAGAAAGTACTGGATTAGCAGCGGTCCAAGCACTCGATGATGACCTTCTGACTTTTATTTTATAGGCCATACGTTGTACTCCTCGTTTATGTTAAATACGCAATGCCCGCAAAAGGCGCTGAGAATGAAATACTTATGCTTGAATTGCTATTGTATACTATGTCGCCATACACTACCGACTCACCTGAGTCAACTATTGTCACTGCTGGCCGGCCACCTAGCGTGTGCGTAATTGCCCAAGTCGAAGAAGCCACTGACTGTGTGTGAGTATATCGCTGTGTTGTGTTGTCTACTTCAGCGGGTACGTAGAACGGAACTCCACTCCACTCTCCAAGTGCTTTTGGGCCGTAGAAATATCCATTGTCTTTGTCAATGTAAATGTCTCCGTCATACCCAGCTGCGTAAGTTGGCGGACCATTTCCAGCAACAACACTGTACCCTCTAGGCCCTACTGGCCCAGAAGGCGCTGCTGGTGCTACGCTAGTGTTGCTAACACTGGGGTAGCTTTGTCCTGTAAGATTAATCGTGCTGCCGTCGTTGTACGGAATATATACAGCAAACTCAGACTCTTTTTGTCCATAAAGTTTTACTTTTACAGTGTACGTCCACTGTTGTGGGTATAGAAGAGGATTGTCAGTTGCTGGAAGAGATATTGAAAAAGTCCCAGCCGTATTTAGTGTAGCTGTAAGTGCTGCGTCTAGTATTACAGCGTCGTATTGGTCAAGTATTCGCGATGACGGCGTAAAGGTGACACGGCCTTTTGCTGGATTCCCAGACGCTGTTAGGTATGTCCCAGTGACTGTGCGCACAGTAACACTATTAGGCCAGGCCATACACACACTCCAATCGTCTGCTAAAACGTGATTTTATCAAACTATTCTGTACTTAATGCTTTTGATGTGTCCTGTACGACAAAACCTATTGGATTTTTTTCTGACATTTTTCTTGTGTCTTTTTCTTCATTTTCATCTTCATTAGGCTCGACTTCATACCCTAAAGCAGCATGGGCAGCGGCGCTAGTCCAGTGCTCGAGCGAGTCAACTAGTGTAGTTGCTCTGATTAGATCTACACAGGACAACATTGCTGCTACTTCTGACGCTGCTATTGGAGTATCTAAGCCGAGTAAGCCAGACCACATAAGTCCAATTCGTGAAAGATCTACATCATAGTTTTCAGAAAGCTGGTCGGTCAACACTTCTTCTGCATTTTGAAGAAGAGTATTTTCTTTTTTGAAGAAGCCTCTAGGCTTGAGTATCCCCACCTGGAAATACTATCCTAGTCGAGCCACACCGTGTATTCTGCCGTGACTCTTCCTTTTTCTGGATCAATGAAATGAAGTCTTTGCGACGGCTTGCCGACTGCTGCAATCACTTCACGCGCGTACTCATTGTGAGATTCTGGAGAACCAGTTACAAACACTCTTCCAGCATTTGCCATCGTGTATGTGGTCGGTGTGTGAAAGTGCCCCATGTATACATCAGTAAACGGCTCAACTACTCCAGTAGCCCATGCGTTGGCTTTTCGTAAAATACCAGCCTGAGCTTTGCATTCGTCGCCGTGCACTAAGAGCGCTTTGTAGTTTCCTATTGTGACCATTTGGTACCAATCAGGAGACATCTGCCAAGTGACATTTTTTAGATCTTTTGTTCTGTCCTGGGCTATTCTATAAGATATGGCATCTATATTATCGTTTGCTGGTAGTTCGCCCTTGCGGCCTAGGCGGCCATGGTTTCCGTACTCGCAAACAACGTGCACCTTGTCAAAGAATGCAGCAAAGGTTCTGATAAGAGTTTCTTCAATACGAACAGTCTCAAAAAGTTGTTCAAAGAGATGTGCCTCAACTTCCCAGGCTTGACCAGGAAAAATAGTGATTCCCTCAACCATGTCTCCGCCGAGCATTACAACACATTCGCGAACAGGGTGGTGCGTTCTTTGGACTGCGGTGAGCTCCATAACCTTAGTGGCCAATTGCTCAATACGTTGCGAGCACTTTTCAATTCCGTATGTAATGCTTCTTTTTCCGTTTTGCCAGTCTGTCGCATGGACTAGTGCCACCTCTGGTTTGGTTTTTCTAGTGTCTTTTTGCACTGGTACTTTTAGCGCTTTGCCAGGGCCGCAAGCAATAGCCGATTCACGAGCAGCTTCATACACAGCGTCCACAATAATGTCATTTGCTCGCTTAGCCTTATAGTGCGATTGTTGCGACTTTTTTAATGCTGCCCGTAGTTCAGCAATTTCATCTTCTTTTTTAATGTCATCAGATAGGCTACTCATTTGATCTTCGTCGTCAATTCTCCGCGGCGGTAACGGCTTATTACATTAATTGCTAATTTGTGGCCACGCTTTGACATTGCCTTAGAGATGTTTGAAGCTGGAATGCTGTGATCGTCTAGAGCTTTTAGAAAATCTTTTTTGTCCTCTGCAGGTAAAGCCGCTAAAATTTCAGCTATTTTAGATGGGTTACCTTGCTTAGATTTTTCAGATTGAATTTCTTCAAATAGTGATCCCATGTTTTTTGCCTCCATGCAAATGATTATTGAGTACATTATCAAACTCTGTACTAGAAGATGTATAGTAACATATATTCAGGCGACGGGACGGAACCTGTGATAATATGTTGTTCCACGGTAAAACATCTTTCTCTCTCACGGCAGGTAATCAAATGACGAACAGTAACAGTATTGAGTTTAATTACGACAATTCATTGTCGCAGACAGTAGTCATTTAGTGGATGCTTGGAGTTCTGCTAGCGGCCGACTAGGCCCCGCAGCTACTTGGTATGCAACGCACGGATGGAAAGTCATGCCGTGCTTTGGCATCGTCAATGGGCGATGCACGTGTGGTGGAACACACACTGAACCAAAAGACGTTGGCAAACACCCTAGTATTCCTGAGTGGAATACACAAGCCACAAGCGACATTTCTATCGCAAGTACGTGGTGGCCAGAAGGTAGCGAAACAAACGTTGCAGTTTTTTGCCGTCCTAGTGGATTTTTTGTAATTGACATTGACCCACGCTCTGGTGGTCCCGATTCATTTGAAAAGTTTGAGCAACTCGTTGAAGGCGCTTTGCCGCCTACTGTTGAGGCGATCACTGGTGAGTACTCAATGGGTGGTAAAGTTCAACGAGGCCGCCACTTATTTTATAAGTGCAGCGAGTCAGAGCAACTGGTTGGGAACTTAAAAAAATCCGGACTTGGTGGAGTTGACATTAAGCACAATGGATACGTGCTAATTGCACCATCACGGCACTTTTCTGGAGTGTGCTATGAATGGGTGCCTGGCAAAGCTCCCTGGGAAATTGAGATGGCAACAGCGCCAGAAGAACTATTGCAAGCATTGCGAAAGAAAGGTTCTCGCTCTGCCAGTGGTACCGCGTTAGGCCAAGGCGATTGGGGTTTCCTTGAGTCAATGGATTGGGGCGGTGAGCGCGTAGATGTTGATCGTCTTCTTGCTGAAGGAATTGATGAAGGCTCACGGGCCGTTGATATCTATTCAATGGCTTGCGCATTAGCCAATAAGTTTCCAGTCAATACTGAAGCAGGGAAACTTGCTGTTGAAACAATGATGATTCGTTTTAATGCAGAAAAAGTACGGCCACCTCTTGAGCTTGAAGGCCCAGGCGGATTGCTTATGCACGTGCGACGTGCGATACAGTTTGTTATTGACAATCCTAAAACAGAGCGGCTCTGGCCTGGCCTTCAGGACTGGGCTGCAAAGTCTCAAGAAGAAAGCCGTGCAACTCTGGCTAAAGCAAAGTCTCATGCTGAAAACACACATGCACCTCAGCAGCAGAAAACTGATTACTACCCAGGCACAATTGGCGGAACTATAAATACGTCAATCATGGGAGGAAGCTCTGTCACCGCAGCTGCCAATCTTACTAATTTAGATATTCCGCACGACCCTGATGCTCTTGGCGAAGAAGAAGGCGGTGAGCCAGGTAAGCGAAGTCTGACTGACACTGGCAACGGTAGGCGCATGGTTGACTCTTTTGGGGCAGCGGTTCGGTACACACCAGGACTTGGTTGGTTTCACTGGGATGGCGGATACTGGAAACCAGATGTTGAAAGTCTTGAAATGCGCGAGCTTTCTAAAAAAATTGCTCCAATTGTTGCAAGTGAAGTTGTTCATTATCTCGACGATGCAGATAAGCAGTCTGAAGTGATTAAGTGGGCGCAGCAAGCAAAATCAAACTCTCGTATCAATGGAGCAATTGAAAGTGCGACATCTGATCCACGAGTGTTGGTCGGCGTTGACCAGTGGGACAGCAATGAAACTTTATTAGGAGTCACTAACGGAGTTATTGACTTACGCACTGGTGAGCTATTAAAAGGTCGCCCAGACTTGTACATTACGCGCAGAGCTCCAGTGGCTTACAACCCTGGAATTCGCAATGTGCGTTGGGAGCAGTTTATTGACTTTGCAACTGGTGGAGATAAAGAGTTACAAGAGTGGCTACAAAAAGCTGCTGGGTACTCGCTTACTGGATTGCGAACTTACGATGTTATGTTCCTAGTGTACGGGCCATCCGGCTCTGGTAAAAACACAATGGTTGAAGCACTAGTTAAGGCTATGGGCACTTCGCAATACGCATGGCCACTCGACTCAAGCGTTCTTGCGCAGGGCGACGGTAACGCTCACGGATCCGACCTGTACCACTGGGCGGAACTCCGTGGTAGGCGACTGGTATGGGTAGATGAATTGCCGGAGTCAGAGCGTCTTAAAGAAAACTCTGTAAAGAAACTTACTGGTTCTTCTGAAATCTCTGCACGCTCTCCCGGTGAAAAACCATTTACATTTCAATCTCGAGCGAAACTATGGGTGACAACTAACCACAGACCAATCATTAGCGATGACGCTATGTGGCGACGTATTCGTCCAATACCTCTTACGCAAGTTCCAGAAAACCCAGACCCAGATCTCAAGCATTACATATTTGATCCTGAAGGAGCGCTACCTGCAGTGCTGTCGTGGGCAGTTGAAGGCGCGATTAAGTTACTTGGTTCCAGTGCTAGAGACGCACTCGGTTGGTGTACAGCGGTAAGCGAAGCTGCTGAAATATATAGAAAAAACGAAGACAGAATTGGTTTTTTCTTGTCAGAAGAAACAAAAGAATCTGAAGGCGCGTCAATTCCAATTAAGTCACTCTACGCTGTGTATCGCGTATGGTCTGAAGAGCGTGGTGAGCGCGCAATGACGCAAATAGCTTTCCAACGAAAAATGATGGATCGTGGCGTAGATATTATTGGCCACGGGTCACGAGCCGAACTTCACGGCAGACTGTTAATGCCACGAGCAGTGCAAAGCACTGAAGTTGACTGGGGAATCGCGTCACGATTTGCAAGAGGATCATGAGCTTTAAATGAAAATCAGACGTCACCGTCTTGTGTTTCGCTCTGCTGAAACTGGAAAGAAAATAGCTGTAGTGCGCCTAACTACTAAAGAGTTAAAGCTACTTAAGTCTGCCGCGCAAGTAGCATCTGAACCGCTAGATCAGTTCATAGTCAACGCTGTTAGGTATGCCGCAGAAAAATAAAAATAGTGCCGGTGGTTACACTTTTTTAGCTTACTCAAGATATGATTTCAATCATAGGTACAACGTCTTGGGAGAGAGACGTTCAGAGTTGGGCGGGCCGAGGCACGGCAAATGATTCGCCCGCCCAGCTCAACCTTGTTCTTTTGGAGTAGCGATGATCATTTTAATTGTAGGTCTGCCGGGCGCAGGTAAAACTGCACTAGCGGAAGAACTTGTAGCTCGAAGCGGAGCAATTCATCTCAACGCAGATGCTGTACGTGCTGATCTCAGTAGCGACCTAGGCTTTACAACAACAGACCGTTTAGAGCAGGCGCGCAGACTCGGCGCAATTGCACGTTTAATCAGCGCTCAAGACAAATTGTGCATCGTTGACTTTGTATGCCCAACAAAAGAAACTCGCCAAATGTTTGGCAAAGCTGACTTTACTTTTTGGGTAAGTAGAATTGAAGAAGGTCGGTATGAAAATACAAATCGTATGTGGCAAGATCTTTCCGAAGACGAGTACGACTTAAAAATCAACAAAGGTCTTACTGTCAAACAAGAAGGCGATGCATGCTTTGACAAAATGAAAATACATTGCTGGAAAAAGCCGACAACGCTCATGCTCGGGCGATACCAGCCGTGGCACGCTGGCCACAGAGCACTGTATGAAGAAGCAAATAAGCGCGGTAATCAAGTTGTTATTGGCGTGCGTGACACAGGTGGAACTTCAGAAAAAGATCCATTTGAATACGCCAAAGTAAAAAAGCTAATTTTAGAAGATCTTCCCGATGCATTTGTCACAATGATGCCAAATATTACTAACATTGTCTACGGACGCGACGTTGGGTACAAAATTGAGCAAGTAGAACTTGGCGCTGATATTGAAGCAATCTCTGCGACAGAGATTCGCAAGAACATGGAATCTAAATAGGACCTTTGTCTTTTAGATTGTTCACCAAGCTGTGAATAGTTGATGCGTACCACTTAGCTCCACGCGTTGGTGGAATGTTTTCTTTATTTAGCTTTTCAGCTATCTTGCTGTACGACATTCCAAGGCTTCTGTATTCCAAGATTTGTGATCTAATTTCGGCAGATACTTTTGTCTTTAAGCCAAGGTCAACGCCCCAAACCTTTCCTTTTTCTCTGCGGTCTCTGTGCACGTCCTTTTGACGCTCTGCTATAATCGCTCGTTCCATTTCAGCAAGTGCTGACATAATAGTTACGACAAATCTTCCTTGGTATGAAGCCGTGTCTAGGTTTAGGTCCAGCATCACAATTCGCCAACCGTTCTTATGCGCGCTATCTACGATGGTAAGAAAGTCTTGAGTTGACCTTGCAAGTCTGTCAATGCGAGTAACAAAAATAGCTGCTGCTTCGCCTTTGTCCAATCTTTCTAAAGCAGCTCTAAGGATTGGTCTGCCTTTAATTGACTTACCTGATCTGCCTTCTTCGCGCAAAAGTTCGTATTCAGTAAACCCTGCGTGTTCCGCTGCTCTTATAAGATCTCTTTCTTGCGCATCTAATGACATGCCGTCGTTGACTTGCATTTGCGTAGACACGCGCGCGTACAGCAATGCTATTTCTTGTTTTGGCTTACTTTTCGTAATAAAAAGTCCCTTTGTTTAGAGCTGTGGGTGGATTGTTTCTGTGCCAGACGTTTATAACCATGACTTGCCGTAGTCCAGACTTAGCTGGCGTCGTAGCGTGAAGAACATGTCCAGTGTCAAAGATGACTAGGCGGTTGCCTCGGTACGCAATTCTTTCTCTTTCTTCGAGAGGCGACTGGACTTTGTCAAGAGTTTCTCGCTCTAGCCCAGATGCAGATCCATCGACCAGTGAAGGACTAGATGAGTGGATCTCTATGAACCCGC